TGTTGTGCCTAGCACAGCAGTAACAACAAAAATAGCCAAGCCATCAACAATGTCTGTTGCGACAGACTTACCGCAGGAGAGTGAATAAATGTCAGTTCAAAATTCCGTTCGTTCCTATATAGGAATTGCAAAAGAAGCAACAAAAGGCACAGTAGTTGCGCCAACAGATTTTATCCCAGTAGCCAAAGATTCATTAAAGCCAGTAGATATTGTGGACCCACTTTACGATACAGGCTTGCGCGGCTCTAACGTTGTTAATTACAACTATATTCAAGGACGCACACGTTCTACATTTGATTTTGGCGGCGCTGTATTTGCTGACACTATCGGTTATGGAATTGCTGGCGTTCTAGGTTCAGTTGCAACAACAGGCGTATCAGCGCCATACACTCACACCATCAGTTTGCTAAACAGCCTAACTAGCGGTGCAGATACACAGCCAATTTCTTACACACTCACCGACTTTTATGCCGTTGATGTGCGTTCATACCCTGGTTGCCAATTCTCGGACTTCTCATTGAAGTTTAATGCAGATGGAATGTTAGAGTATGACGCAAAGACAACTGGCTGGCAATCAAGCACAGTTTCTGACCCAACTCCAACTTTCTCAACTGTATTGCCTACGCCAGTTTGGCGCGGCACAGTTTCAATTGGGGGTTCTGCCGTATCAACTGCGATGGAAGGCTCAATTGAGATGACACGCGCCGTCACACCTATTTATGGCATTTCTAATACACAGAATCCATATCAGGTATTTCTTGGCGCACTTGAAGTTACGGGCAACATTAAGTTCGTAATGGAAAATGATGACCAACTTACTAATTTCCTTACTAACGTTCAGCCAGCCATTGTTCTTAACTGGGCATATGGAACAGGCGCAACAGCAGTTCAGATTCAAGCCACAATTTCTAAAGGCGCTTACACCGCCGCAATGATTGAGCGTGGCGATGATTTTGTTTCTGTTGCAATTGAACTAAATGCACAGGCAAATACCACAGATGACGGCGCAAGCGGTGGCTTTGCACCAATTAAGTGGGTTTTGCAGAACGCAAAGGCTTCTGGCACTTACGCGTAAGGTCAGAAAATAAGTGCTAAGGGGCGGTCGTAGAAAACGCCTTCCTTTCTCTCGCCCCTTAGCACCTTTTTAAGTTAAAATCGGAAGGCACCCCGATGGAAGGAAAACAAAATGGCAAGTAAGACAGTTAAGTTACCAAGTGGCGCAGAGGTAGTTCTACGTGACCCATCTACGCTAAGAGTTAAAGACCGCCGAAAGATATTCGCCAACGCTTCTACTGCAAAAGAAGGCATTATGCAAGCGTTGTCCCTTACTGACGGCTTAATTGCAGTTTTAGTTGAATCTTGGACTTTGGATTTGATGATTCCGTCCGTTCGCATTTCATCTATTGACGAAATGGAAATGGCTGATTATGACGCACTAACGGAACACACCAAAGAAGCACAAAAAGTTCTGTTCCCACAAACGCAAGAAACTGACGAATCAGCAAAGGATACCGAAAGCCCTTTCGGCGACTCCAACGATTAAAATGGTTACTTGAAGGCGGCGAACGCCACGAAGCCTTTACGTATCCTGATGAAGAATGGCTTTACTATGTCTGCGCCAAAGAATTTGGCTGGACACCGCTAGAGGTTGATGAGCAACCAGCAGGCACTTTGGATTGGTTGCTCGCAATCTCGGCGATAGTGAAAAAGGTGGAAAGTGATAACCAGTAATCTAAAATTGGTAAAAGAAGCCACTAAAAAGGCTGGCAAATCAATTGACGATGGCGCACGTGCCACACGTGACGAGATGATGACAACTCTAATTCAATTGGCTAAAGCCGAGATAGTCGGCAAACGTCCAAAAGGCGAGCGCGCCATATCAGGACAACCACCTATGAACCGAACAGGAAATTTGCGTCGTTCTATACGCGGCGAAAAATATAACGTTGGGTTTGCCAAGTATGAAGCAATCGTTGGACCAACTATGATTTACGGACGCGCAGTAGAAATGGGCGGTGCGCCTACTTGGACTAAAGGACAAAAGTTCCCTTATATGTCGCCTGCTTATGCCAAGTTTAGGCTTATTGCCCCTAGAATTGTGCAAAAGCATATGGCGATTGGTGGCAAATAATGGCAAGTTTCTTACCGCCAGCCATATTTGAGATTAAGGCTGTTGCTGACCAAGCCATCGCAAAGTTCAAAGAAGTTGAAGGCGAACTGGACAAAATGGGCAAACAAGCCGATGGCGCTGGCGGCAAAATTTCTAATATGGATAAGGCTAGTAAGTTGGCAACTGGCGCTTTAATCGGTATGGGAACAGCCTTTGCAGGATTTGCGGCAATAGGCATAAAAGGTGTTATAGAAGATGAAAAAGCCTTTACTAAACTAGGTCAAACGTTTTCTAATCTTGGCATAAACATTGAAGCCAATCGCAACTTAGTTGGCGAATTAGACGCGGCTTATTCTAAATTAGGCTTTGGTGGCGATGAAACAGCAACTGCGTTAAACAAATTAGTTTCTACCACTAATGATTTAGAAATGTCACAAGGATTATTGTCTATTTCGGCAGATTTGGCGCGCGTTAAAAATATAGATTTGGCTTCTGCCGCCGCAGTAGTTGGCAAAGCAAGTATGGGTAACGCCAAAGCGTTCAAAGAAATGGGTATTACTTTAGACGATACTTTGCCTAAATCGGAAGCCATTACAAAAGCAATGGGCGAATTAAACGACAAAGTAGGCGGTCAGGCAATTGCATACACCAAAACATTTGCTGGACAGTTGGTTGTATTACGCGAGCAAATATCGGCAGTTGCAGACACAGTAGGTGGCGCTTTATTGCCTTATCTAAAACAAATGGTAGATGTTGTTGCCAACAGTATTGAATTTATTAAAAAGAATTCTGCCGTGTTCAAAACATTGGCAGGCGTAATTATTACTATAACAGTTGCGCTTGCGGCATATAACGCGGCCGTAAAAGTTTCAATGGCGCTAACTAAGGCTTGGACAGCCATTACAAGTGTGCATAAAACAGTTACGGCTATGCTGACAGGACAGCAAGCGGCACTTAATACAACTATGGCAATAAATCCAATTGGTTTAGTTGTTGCGGCAGCAGTTCTTCTTATTGGCGCTTTAGTTATATTGTGGAACAAATCAGAAACTTTCCGCAAAATGATGATACAAGTTGGCAAAGTAGGCTTAATGGCTTTAGGGTTTTTAATAAAAGTAACAGGCGAGTATGCGCAATCAGTTATTAAATTAGTAACTGGTCCATTAAAACTATTGTTAAAAGGATTAGCCTTACTTGGCGTAGGTGGCGCAAAAGAAGCGTTAAAAGGATTAGAAAACGCCACAGAAGGCGTAGGCAAATTCTTTGATAGCGCCGCTAAAAAAGTTACAAATATGGCTGGAAGTTTAGATAAACTTAACAAGCCAATTAAATTAACATTTTCTGCGCCACCAGGAGTCCCTGAATTGCCTAACGCAACTGGCGGGACAGGCGCTAAAGGTGGCGCAGGCGCAAAAGGCGCAGTAAGTAAAGAAACCGCAAAAGCCAATGAAGGCTATATGAAAATTGTTAAAGAATTAAATGACAAAATTACTGACGCAAAAACCAAGTTCAATGAAACAATGGCGGAACTTGAAAAAGATTATAACAAAACCACCACAAAATTACGCGAAGCGGCGGCTTCTAAAATTGCCGACCTTACAAAAAATAACACCGAAAAAGTTGCAAAATTAGAGGCTGACGCTAAAAAGAAATCTATTGACGCAACTAATAAATTTAATGAAACTATGGCAGATTTAAATGCCAAAAAAGCAGATGATTTATTTAAAGCCGAGCAAAACAATATACAAAAAGTTGCCGAACTTACTAAACAAGGTAACGAAAAGTTGCAATCTATTGTGGCGGAATCTGTTAATCGCTTACGTGACGCTTACAAAAAAGGCACAGAATTTAGCGTTACAGATTTATTTAAAGGCTTGTCAGAGGCTGGCACAGCAAGTATTGGTGATTTATTAACCAAAATGAAAGACAAATTGGCGGCTTCTAAAGAACTTGCCAAGAACGCCGCGTTATTGCAGGCTAAAGGTTTTAGTCAGACGTTTATTGAAGAAGTTGTGGCGGCTGGACCCGAAGTAGGCAATCAATTGGCGCAATCAATTTTGGACGCCAACCCTGAAACAATTAAAGAGTTACAGGCTACTTATGCCGATATGGAAGCCACAACAGATACAGGGCTAGACGCTTTGGCAAGGGCTATGAACGCTGGCGGTAAATTGGCAACTGCTGAACTAAATAAAGCCT